CGAGCAGTGGCGAGTGGTGCGGTTCCCCGCGATCGCGGAGCACGATGAGCTGTACCGCAAGAAGGGCGAGCCGCTGCACCCGAGCCGATACAGCCTGGAGCTCCTCGAAAACATCCGGCGCAACATGACCCTGCGCCAGTGGGAGGCGCTCTACCAGCAGAACCCAGTCCCAGAAACTGGAAGCTACTTTGAGCAATCCATGTTCCGGTTCTACGACCCGGAGGACCTGCCGCCGGCCGATAAGCTAACGGTCTACAGCACGTGGGACTTGGCCATCGGGCAGAACGAACAGAACGACTACACCGCGGGATTCACCGCCGGGCTCAGCCAAACCGACGATCTCTACATCCTCGATCACCACCACGGGCGGTGGAACGCGATGGAGATGGTGGAGAAGGTCCTCGATGACCAGAAGCGCTGGAACAGCCAGATCGTGGGGCTGGAGAAGGGCCACATCCAGATGACGCTTGGCCCGTTCCTGTCCAAACGAATGGCCGAGCGCCGGCAGATGGGGTTCCTGCTGCACCCGATGGCGGTTGGCCGCCGGGACAAGCAGAGCCGGGCACGCAGTATTCAGGGTCGCATGCAGCAGGGCCGGGTGCTCTGGCCGCGCAAAGCGCCTTGGCTGGCCGGCGCGATGCGCGAACTGATGCGGTTCCCGCACGCACAGCACGATGACCGGGCCGACGCGCTCGGCCACCTCGGTCTGTTGCTCGATGAGATGGCGCCCAAGCGTTCGCCGGCGCCCCCGAGAACAAAGAGTTGGGTAGACCGGTTACGGCAGGTCACGCCCGCGAACGCGCGATCATCAATGAGTGCCTAGGAGGATCTATGGGTAAGAAAGCCACGCGGTCGATCGAGACGACCTACACCCGGTGGATGAGTCTGGTTGATCAGGGCATGTCACGTCCTGATGCGGCCCGGGAGGTGGGCTACAAGAGCTGGTCGAGCCTGCGCGACTTGTTCAAGACCCGGGGTCTTGATCCTTCTTTCGGTGCGCCCGGCTCGCAGGTGACGGCTATGTCGGCCGTCCCCGCGCCCATCGCGACGGTGGAGGAGATCATCGAGCGCCGGAAACAGGAGTACGCCCGCCGCGTCGCCCACGAGGAGGCCCGGGCGAACGTGCGGATCGACATCAAAGATGACGCCGGCGTGATCGGGCTCCTGCTGAACGGGGACGAGCACTTGGACAACCCGGGCACGCGGATCGAGGAGGTGGCACGGAACGTCGAGCTGGTGCGCTCGACCCCGGGGCTCTATGCCATGTCGGTGGGTGACCTGACCGATGCGTGGGTGGGGCGGCTGCAGCACCTCTACAGCGAGTCGACCACGACCCTCGGCGAGGCGATAGCGCTGGCGGAGTGGTACATCTCGACCATGGGCTCGAAGCTCCTGTTCGCGGTGGGCGGTAACCACAACGCCGGCTGGTGGGGCGAGAACGACCCCCTGATTAACATGATGCGCAAGAACGGCACGCTGTATCTGGACAACGAGGTCCGGGTGAGCATGGTGGTGAACGGCATGGAGCCAATCACCCTGCACGCCCGCCACGGCTGGCCCGGTCGCAGCCAGTGGAACCCGGGCCACGGGGTCCAGAAAGCGGCGCAGATGGGGCAGGACGACGACATCTTGGTCGGCGGGCACACCCACGTGAGCGCCTATGGGATGGTGAAGCAGCGCAAAGACGGCCGCGTGTCGCACTGCATCCAGGTGGCGAGTTACAAGGTCCATGACCAGTACGCCCGGGACTTGGGGCTGCGGGACCAGCACATCTCCAGCGCGGTGCTCTGTATCCTTGATCCTGCGGCCTCGGGGGCAGGGCGGGTGCTGGTGTTCCATGACGTGGAACAGGGAGTGCGGGTTCTTGAATGTATGAGAGAATTGCGTAAGTAAATAATCGCACTGCGAGTAGGAGGCCCCGTGAGGCGGACTATCCGTGTACAGCCCTTTGACGCGTCGTTTGTGTTGGTTATCGGGCAGCCCGCCCGGGTTGCGTTGTTCAAGAAGCTGAGGGTCGACCCCGGCGCGAACGACGATCTGGGCGCGGTGTACCGGATAGATGGCGTCGACGGCGTGCCGTGTTTTGTGATGTACCTGCCCCCTGCCCGCGACGAGGAGGTGCTTTACCACGAGGCCCTGCACATGGCCGTGGCGCTCATGGATCACTTCGGGGTGGCGGTGAACGCGGCGAACGATGAGACACTGGCGCACTTGCAGAGCCACATCGTTCGCCAGATCGACCGGGCGGTGTACAAGAGACCCCCTCCAGTCAATAGGACAAAACGAAAATCCGAGGTAGAATAATCGCAGTGCAAATATCAGGAGGCGCTATGAAGGTCCCTGCTGCGGTCATTTACGCGGTCCTCGCAGGTTTCTTCATGGTGTCGATCATAGGACCGCACGTCGCTGCCGCAACGCTTTCGGTTTTGTGTGGGATCGCTTTGGTGTTCATGGTGGCGGGCGGGGTTGACCCGCTAGTTAGCGAGTTTTTTATTGGGACCGTAAAGGTCTCGGACGAACCGGAATCAGGTGACTGATGGCGTACGCCGACGATAAAGCCGGACATAAGTACGACGGCTACGACATCGCACGGGAGGAGCATAGCCGCTACCTCCGTGCGCGGGACGCCGGACACCGTGACTTTGTCCGTGACGCGATGCGTTACGAGGACTTCTACCGCGGCGACCAGTGGGACGCGGCGGACATTGCCAAGCTGGAGGCGCAGGGCCGCCCGGCTAACACGATCAACCTGACGCTCCCGACGATCAATACGATGGTCGGCGAGTTTATGAACCAGCAGGCCGACATCCAGTACAAGCCGCGCCGCGGTCAGGCTTCGGCTGAGGTGTCTGCCTCACTTACCAAGCTCGCGATGCACATCTGCGACGCGAACGATTATGAGTTTGTCGAGAAGGATGCCGTCGAGGACGGACTTATCACCGGCCGCGGGTACATAGACTGCCGCATCGATTTCTCGGACAACGTGATGGGCGAGGTCCGCATGCGGGCGCTCGACCCCCGGGAGGTCATCCCCGACCCCACCGCCCGCGAGTACGACCCCAAGACCTGGAACGAGGTGATCACCACTCGGTGGCTCTCGCTCGATGAGATTGCGGTGCTCTACGGGGAGGACAAGGCTGAACAACTCCGGTTCTACCACTCCTCGGGCTCGCTCTTCAGCGACGACTCGATTCGGTACGAGGAGCGTTCGCAATTCGGGAATCAGCAATCCTTCGACATTGGCGCGCTGGATGACATCGAGACCGGCCGCACGCTGAAGGCCATTCGCATCATTGAGCGCCAGTTCTACCGGCTGGCCCGGGTAAAAGAGTTTGTGGACCCCGTGCAGGGCGACACCCGCCAGGTGCCGGAGTCGTGGGGCCCCGAGAAGATCCAGATGTACGTGGAGGCCAAGGGCCTCATGGTCCGGGAGCGCCTGACGCGCCGCGTGCGCTGGCGTGTGTGCGCCGACTGCGTCCTGTTGCACGACGCGTGGAGCCCATACTCCACGTTCACCGTGGTGCCGTTCTTCTGCTACTTCCGCCGGGGCAAGCCCTTTGGCGCGGTGAAGAACCTGATCGACCCCCAGCGGATTGTGAACAAGGTCGAGAGCCAGATGCTCCACGTCGTCAACACGACGGCGAACAGTGGCTGGATCGTGGACTCCGGCGCGCTGGCGAACATGACCGTCGACGAGCTGGCTGCGCGGGGGGCTGAGACTGGCCTCGTAATCGAGCGCAACCCGGGCCGAGAGATTGAGAAGATCCACCCGAACTCGGTGCCGACCGGGTTGGACAACGTGTCGGTGCGCAACATCGGCATGGTCCGCGAGATCAGCGGCGTAAACGCTGCGATGCTCGGGCTCGAAGGCAGCGAAGTAAGCGGCATTGCGCTTGAGAACAAACAGCTTCGTGGGTCGATCCAGCTACAGACAGTTCGCGAGAACCTGAAGCGCACGCGCAAAATCGTGGCCGGCAAGATCCTTGAACTTGTGCAGGCGTTCTACACCGAGGAGCGGGTGTTCCGTATTACGGGTTATGACGGGGATACCGAAGAGCTCGTGGTAAACGCGCGTAACGCGGCGGGTCAGATCGTGAACGACCTCACGCTCGGTGAGTACGAGGTGGTGGTGGGCTCGATGCCGGCGCGGGATAACTTCGAGGAGTCGCAGTTTGCGCAGGCGCTGCAGCTACGCGAAGTCGGCATTGCGATACCTGACTACCGCGTCGTTCAGTACAGCGGCTTGCACCGCAAGCAAGAGCTCTTGGAAGAAGTTAAGAACATGACTGGCTTCGGTGAGCCGAGCCAAGAACAGCAGATGATGCAGGAGCTTCAGATGAAGGCCCTGCAGGCTGAGGTCGAGAACCTCATTGCCGATGTTGAGACGAAGCGCTCCGCCGCCATGCTCAACACCGCGAAAGCGCAGACAGAGGCACAGAAGCCTGCGCTGGAGCGTGAACAGATACAGGCTGATCTGGCCACTACTGCAGAGGAACAGTCGACGCGCATGGCAGTGCAGCGTCTGAAAGAGATGTCCTCGCAGCTGCAGAAATTGCTCGACACGCGCACGAAAGTGGCGGTCGAACAACACAAGGCACAAAGTGCCCAAGCCCAATCGAGGAGTAAACCCCGTGGAAATGACGCAAAGTCCCGACGTAGATGACCTTGAGCTGATCACCGACTCCCCCGACTTTGGTATGCCGCCCCGCGACGAGCAGGGTCGGTTTACTGCTGAAGCACCTGCGGAGGAGCCGGCTCCTGAAGCCGTACCCGAACCGGAGCCGGTGGCCGAGTCGCCCGAGCCCGAGCCTGTGCCCGAGCCCGAGCCCGAGCCCGAGCCCGCGCCTGAGCCCGCGCCCGAATCGAAGAAGGACAGCCCCGAGGATCTCGCCCGCAAGAAGGTGCCATACACGCGATTCAAGGAAGCGCTTGACCGTGAGAAGGCCAAGCGGCAGGTACTTGAAGATCGTCTGCGCGAAGCCGAGGCGCGCGTGCAGCAGGCCGATACCGTCGACATCGACGACGCGCAGCTCACGCGGCTGGGCGACTTGCTGATTGAGGGCAAGACGCAGGAGTACGCGACGGGGCTGAAAGCTATCTTGCAGAGCGCCGTGCAGAGCGGCGTGAAGCTCGCCACGGAGAAAGCCGTTGCACAGCAGACCGTGCAGCAGGTGGCTATGACCGCGGAGATGGAGCGTCAGCAAGCGGCTGAACAGTGGGCGGCAAAGTACGAGGTGTTCAATCCGCAGTCCCCCGGGTTTGACGAGGGTCTGACCTCGGAGGCAATCGCGCTGCGCGATGCCTACGAATCTCGCGGGTTCTCGCCGAGCGAAGCGATTGCCCGTGCGGTGCAGACGCTGGCCCGGGCCTACGAGCTTGATCCACCGGAAGCTGCACCGACGCCCGTACCCGCGCCGGTTGAGCGCCGACCCACGACGCCGAAGAAGCTGGCTGCGGCTGCGCAACAGCCCCCGCCCGCGCAGGGCATCGGCGAACTCGACGCCGCGCCGTCGCTCTTGAAGCGGATCAGCGAGATGAGCGTGGAGGAGTTTGACCAGTTGTCAGAGGCGGATCTAGAGCGTCTGCGGAACGGAACGTATCGATGACGCACGAGCGCGCACGGACGCGCGCCTTTTTTAGATTGACCAAGAGTAATCGCACTGCTAATATTGGCACAAGTCGAACTAGGTGTTTCGCGCCGGCGTACCGGTCACCTAAAACGACGTGAGCGCCCTACCTCCTTCGGCGTGACAGAAGGGACCTACAAACCTTTTTTGTTACATACCCTGATGGAGGGGTTTTAAATGAGCACTACTAATTTTGCTGCGCTTACGACCGAGGAGCTTAAGCTCTGGAGTATGGACACTTGGAAGGTCGCTCGTAAGCGGTCTTTCTACGAGCAATTCACCGGCACCGACGAGAACTCCGCGCTCCAGCGCATTACCGAGTTCAAGGCCGATCGCAAAGGCGCCAAGGCTGTTATCACCCTCGTCCCCGACCTTGCTGGCAACGGTGTGGTTCAGGACCAACAGCTGACCGGCAACGAAGAAGCCATGGTCGCTTACGACTATGTATTCGAGGTTGACCAGCAGCGCAACGGCGTGAAACTGGCTGGCCGCATGGCTGACCAGAAGTCGATCGTTGACTTCCGCAAGAAGGCGCGTAACGCACTTGGCTACTGGCTGGCCGACATGCGCGACCGTCTGATCTGCCTGAAGCTCTCCGGTGTGGCGTTCAACAAGCGGCTTGATGGCACCACCATCACGTTTAACGGCGCTCCCGACACGCTGACGAACCTCTCGTTCGCCACCGCGGTTGCCCCGTCTTCCAAGCGCAAGCTGTACCTTGGCGCTGCCGGTGCGATCACCGACGGCCTCGGCACCGACGCTTCGGTTGGTACGATCCGCGACTTCACCTACGACGACATCGTGAACCTGCAGTCGATTGCCAAGACTCGCGGGATCAAGCCGGTGCGCGGCGCAGGTGGCGCAGAGATGTACCACCTGATCATGCACCCCCGCCAGCTGGCGAAGCTGAAGCTCGACTCGAACTTCATCCAGAACGTCCGTCACGCGGGCATTCGCGGAACGAAGAACGAGCTGTTCGCGGGTACCGGCACCTCGATCCTGGTCGACGGCGTGATGATCCATGAGTCGCTCTACACCTACAACACCCTCGGTGCTACCAGCGGTAACCGCTTCGGCTCGACCGGTGTGGACCACGGCGGACGGGCGCTTCTTCTCGGCGCGCAGGCCGGAGCAATCGGCGACATCGGCGACCTGGAGTTCATGGAGTCCGATGTCAACGACTACGGCAACCAGCCGGGCATCGCCATCGCCAAGATCTGGGG